CAACTGGAATTGCTTGTATAAACACAAATAGAAATTTTATTGGCATAGAAAAAGACGATAAATATTTTGAAATAGCCAAGAGTCGCATTGAGAAAGCGCAACAGGACGTTGCGCCAAAGGTTTAAGCGGTTATTGCATATAAAATATGGACTAAAATATGGACAAAATAACATTAGCCAGAATAGAAACATTGCATCCACTATATAGAACATTATTCTATGAATTCTACAAAGAGATAGATGGAATTGTAAAGATTAATGGTTTTTGGCGTGTTGTGCAAGGCTACAGAACATTCGCAGAGCAAGATGAATTATATGCACAAGGTAGAACTAAATCAGGTATAATAGTGACAAATGCAAAAGGAGGTCAATCCTTGCATAATTATGGGCTAGCAGTAGACATAATGGGCATACTAAATAATAAAAAATTGATAAATCCAACTGATGAAGTAGTGAAGATTAGCAAGAAATATAACTTAGAATGGGGTGGTGAATGGGCATCAAAAGATATGCCACATTTCCAAATAAAAGGTTATAAATGGCAAGATTTGATACATAAACATTTAACAATCGATGGGAAATATCCAGAATTATAAAACGAGAAGGAGCTTAGCACTATCCCAAGCCGAGGGGTGTAGCTTGAGAAGGGGGAGATTTCATGCTAAGCTCCAACACAAATATACAAAAAATACCAACCAAAAGCAAGCAATACCTAAGATTATCCTTACCTCGCAAGTGTGACAAATATCAATTAAACTTAATATAATTTTAATTAGGTTTCTGTAGAAAAGTTTGTTATATTAGTAGTGGAAACTAAACAAAACTCGTAACAACCAAATCAATAACAACCAAACCATAATGGAGGGTAAAAACAATGGCTGACTTAATCATTCTTTTCGGCGAAAGTGGTACAGGTAAAACCACATCATTACGTAATATGAATCCAGCTGAAACATTTGTAGTGTCTTGTGCAGGAAAGAAATTTATTGGTTGGAAGAAATATTACAATGAAGACAAAGCAAAGACTAATATTGTCTTGAATATTGATAACGCAATGAAAATATTAGACATAATGGATTTTGTTGACAAGAAAAGAAAAGAAATCAAATATTTAATTATTGACGATTTTTGGTATAGTATCTCACTTGAGTTCCTAACAAGAGCAAAAGAGAAAGGTTGGGATAAATATACTGATTTTGCAAATTATTTCACATTGCCAATGTTAAAGGTAAAGAATTTAAGAGATGATTTAACAGTAGTATTTGTACTCCATACGGAGACTGAAACAGTTGAAAGTATAAGATATAGAAGAATAAAAACATTAGGCAAACTTGTGAATGAAAAGATAGGACTAGAAGGATTGACAAATATTGTACTTGAGAGTACAGTTTATAAAGATAATGAAGGGACATTGCAGTATGCTTATAGAGTGAAGAATGATGGTGCTTCAATAACCAAAACACCATTTGGAATGTTTGAAGATAATGTTGAATATATCCCAAATGATTTGAAAGCATTCTTTGATATATATAATAAATTCAAAGAAGAATATATGTAATAATAACTAAACAAAAAAACGGAGCTAAAAATGCAAACTATAAGAATAACAGAAACAAATAGCAATTATTATTCAAAAGATGGAATAAGAATTAATGATTACAAAATTAAAGATATCATAACTGATGAGAATAATAAAAAGTATTATTTTATATTTGAAAATTCAAATAGGAGATATTATTTCGATATATTCTATAATAATATGCTTAGTTATAAGTTCAAAAATATTTGCTTGAAGTTAGGGATTGATGAAGTTAAGATTGATAAAGATAAGATAATGAATAAAAATATTTTTATTGGGAAAATATTAAGGTTAGTGGAATACGCTAATGGGACTTATAAGAAAGATGGCAATGAATATCCTAACTATATATTTTGGAACAAAGCATATAATGCAGAAGATAGTTATGAGAAGATTGTAGAAGAATTTAAAGCAGCTGGTATCCCATATAGTAAGCCAAATATTAATAACAACAAATCTAATAATGGGAATTATCAATATGATATACAAGCTATAGCAAGAATAGCACAAAATTTAGATAATATGAATAATACACCTGTTGATGATGGCAAAGTACCATTTTAATAAATAAACAACATAGAGGCTAAAATGAGCAAAAATAGTATAATAGCAAGTTTTAACGATGTAACATTAGATTTTTCAAAAGTCCCTTTCGATGTTGTGAAAATCGATGCTACTAATTTGGAAATTAAATTGAATGGCGGTGTCTCAACTGCCATTCTTTCAGCTAAGAAAAAGTTTGATGTTGATTATTCATTTGTTAATACTTGTAAGAATGTGTTGTCTTTAAGATGTGATGATAGTTATTATGTAAAAAACAACGGGCTAAGCAAAATCTATAATAATAAAGTTCGTGAGGTTACATTAAATGATGTTACTGCTGAACGTACTATGTTCGATATTGAGAACTGCGATAATTTCGTCATGACAAGTATTCTTACTAAACATTTATATATAGGTGCAAATGTTGGAAGAATAATGTTAAGATGTGAGAATTTACAATTGTTAGAAATAGATACTAAAATATTGCATAAGTTGGTAATCCATAATTCTTACCGATTGGAAGAAGTCTACATTGATATTGCTACTTGTATTCATTCTTTAGAGCTTCATAGTTGCACCTTTGGGCAAGATATATTAGAAAAATTTATTGATATTTATGCTGGAAAAGTTACAACAATAGGGAAAAATCAATTGGTATTGTCTGCTGTTGTAGGCACTGATAAAGTTGCAGGTAAACTAAAGAAAGATAAATATGTAGGAGGGACGAGGAGTGATGTATTAAATGATTTGATGGCAAAAGGCGTTAATATAAAAATAAGAGGCTAATTCCCGTGCAGGAAGAAATAGTACGAATTTTGGATAAATTTACCGCAGATGTTAATGAGCATATCCAACTTTTGGAAAGGGAATTGGAACTAAGGCATAAACAATACGAGTATTACAGAAATAAATTACTAACCTTCAAGGAGGTATAAAATGATAATTAGGTATTACAACAAATTCTTAATATATAATTTATTGCATAACCGAGCAAGTTGTATTATATTAGTATTAACAAAAATAAAAACTAAGGTGGAACAAAATGGCAGACTTCGAGCTACACTTTTCAGATGAAAAATTTGGGGAAATTTATAAAGAAATAATAGAAGCATTCCCAGAAGCAAAAACCGATGCTAATTTATTATCAAGAAAATTTGTTCTAAAGTTCCCTAATGGCATTATTATTTATTATGATGTAATGCGAATATTATACGGATATAACCCAGAAATTGAGCCTGCTTCAGCCCTTGTAAAGACTTTGGACTTAACAACAGAAGAAGCGGTGCGTTTAGCAAATAGTTTATTAGGTTATGCATTATATAACTTTGCAAAAAAATAAAAACAAAAAAAAATAGGAGGGGTAAAATGAGAATTCCTTCATTCGAAGACCTACGTTATTTTTTAATGGATGAGTACGAAACAAATGAATATCAAGGGATTATCGAGGCGTTCGACCATCAATATGATACTTTCAGAAACCCAATTTTCCAAAATTATGTTGATGCTATTGGTTATATAGCTGAAGAGGATATCACACTTTTGGAAACAATAGATATAATTGTAAACGGTGAATATGTTTATACTGATTATGATACTAAATCATTAGCTCACTTATTATTTAGGAAAAAGTTTATAGAATATTTAGATAAGATTTATCGTTGAAACGGGGGTAAAATGCCAAAGATGACTATTGATAATGTTACTCTTTATTTTAAGAGTATAAAGGATATGAAGTATGTTATGACCCAAAGGAACTAACAGGAGTTTTTATGGAACAAGTTATAATTTCAAAATATGCCTTTGCTGTGCCAAGAGAAATCCATACCGATTTGAAAAATTCACTTCCTACTGGGTTTACTCTTCGGATTTGGACAAAAAATGTACTTGTGGAAGGGTTGAGATATTTAGAAGCAGGTGGTGAGGTTGATTATTCTTATAAATTTAATAAGTCCAAGTTTACTAATATAATCGTTCCGAAGAAATTGGCTAAAATGATACTTGAATACAAACCTGATGATATGAAACAGTATTATTTTGTCTCTTGTCTTATAAAAACAATTAAAAATAAAAATATGTTTAAAGAAGTAAAAACAATTCAAAGTTCAAACGAAAATGTAATGAAATTCGTTTTTGAAAAAGACAATGCAGTTGCAGAAGCTGTATTGTACAAATATCCAACTTATGAGGATAGAACAGTTATTTGTTGCTCGACTCAAAGTGGTTGCCCTGTTGGTTGCAGATTTTGTGGTGCTGGAGATTATTTTGTAAGAAGTCTAAAATCGGATGAAATAGTTTACCAAGTAGATTATTGCTTACACAGTCAAAATATTGATGCAAGTAAAATTCAAAAATTTCAAATAATGGTAATGTCAATGGGAGAGCCATTGCTTAATTTTAAAGAACTTGAAAAAGCATTTAATATTTTACACGGAAAATATCCACAAGCCAAGTTACTTATTAGTACAATAGCACCAAGAATAAATTATGAACCAGTTATGGATATGGCTGAAAGAATACCAACAGTGGGACTTCAATTTTCAGTACACGAAAGCACGGATGAAAAAAGAAATAAACTCATCCCATTTAAGAACAAACTTTCACTTTCTGAAATTGCAGAAGTTGGCGAAGTTTTTTTAGCAAGAACTGGCAGAAAACCATTTTTTAATTATTGTGCAAAAGACGATAATACAACACAAGAAGATGCAAATAGAATTTCAGAATTATTAAACCCTGCTGTTTTTGAAGCAACCATTTCAGTTGTATGTGAAAGAGACGAAAGTATTGCAATGGCAAACCAACGACAAAGAGAATTAGCTAGTTCATTTATGCAAAAACTAAATGAAAAAGGATTTTCTACAAGAATGTTTGACCCAGCTGGTCAAGATGATATTGGTGGTGGTTGTGGTCAATTGTGGTTTGTTCAAGATTGGATGAAAAAACACCCTGAATTAGCTAAAAAGTCTGTTGGTTTCGGGATGGATGTCGTTCACGCACCGTTCAACTTAGCTACAATAAAAGAGACTTTGTAATATTGTGATAAAAATAAAACTTTAAACATAATAAGGAGATTTAACATGTATACAGTAAAACCAAAAACAAAAGAAGAACTTTTAAAAATTATTAACGATACCATTAAGGTGAAATGTTTAATTAAAATATTTTAAACACAATAAGGATTACCAAACTATGGAAACAAAAATCGTAACAAGAATTGGTGGAACTTTTATCGCACCTATAATGGGAATTTCTAAGTATATGACTAAATTGGATGTTTATAACCAAATGTTAGGTCTAGCACCACCTATTGAAGACAACAAGTATATGAAAGCTGGTAGGTATTTTGAAGATGCTGTAGCACAAATGTTTGGGGAAGAAACTGGTTATAAAATATTGAAGGGTCGCAAACTTGAAAAGAAAAAAAGACCTTATGAAGTTGCGGCTATTGACAGATTTGGTGTAGACCTATTTGATAGAAAATTTGTAATTGAAGTTAAAACATCATCATCTTGGAAAGTCCAAAGTGAAATCCCACAAGAATATTATGCACAAGTACAACATTATTTAGACTTTACTGGACTTGACTTTGCATATTTAGTTAGATATTTTATGCCAAGATTAGAATTAGTTTATGATAGGATTGAGAAAGACGATGAGTTTATTAAAAGGAAAAATCAAGCTGTAAAAGACTTTATCGAAAATCATCTTATTCCACAAATCCCACCTGTTGTCGAAGATAAAGTTTATGTTGTTGAACCTACAGTTGGGACAGATAGTGAGTTGGAGAATTTGGTCGCTGAGTATGTAAAACTAAAGGCTGAAGAGAATACATTAAAAGCTAAGATAGATGATGTAAGCGATAAGCTAAAGAATATGATGATAAATAACAACTTAACAGAGTACAAAAATATTACGTGCACTAAAACAGTCACAGAACGTTTTGATACAACTAAGTTCAAGAAAGATAACCCAGCTTTATATTCTGCATATGTTAAGCCAAGTGAATACTATACATTGAAATTAAAAAGTTATAAACTAATATAAGGAGTACAACAATAGAAAAAATTATGGTAAATATCAGAAAAGATTTGTATATTAATATCAAAAAAAATATCCATACGAGTAAATCTTTAGCCAGTGTTATTACAACATTG